GCTAGGGCGAGAGATGACGGATGAAGAGCGAACGAGGCAACGGCTATCATGGCTTGAGGGCGGCATGGAAAAGCTGCCAGATCCGCAGATATTGAGTTACAGGCGATGGACGTATCAGACGCGCACAGGTGAAACGCGATCGGCTATGTCAATCCGTTGGGCGCGGTGCAAGGCGTATTGGTATGGATACACTGCGGTTTATCTATCGTATGAAGACAACCGGCACTACCCGATAGAGCCATATACGACAGTGAGAGGCACATCCGTTGTTATTGATCCGCTGCCTGCCGGGGTTGAGGTCTATTTCAAGTTGCGACACTTTCCAGCGACAACGATGTCGCCACAAGGGAGACGAAAATGAGCTTTGATAAGAGTAAAGAGATAATTATGACCATCGGAACCCTTGCGGCGCAATCGACAGTGCCCGCAAGTCCAGGCGGAACCGAATGCACGGATATTGACCTAGATGTATCTAGCTCCTTTGCGTTGACAGTCGAGGGGACATTTACAACCGGGGGGACGGTGACATCGCACATACGCACATCGCCGACAGGCGGGACAGATCCAGATGTGTGGGACACCCAAGACTATACATCGTTCGACTTGATTGCGTCGGCGGGAAGCAGGGAGCAGATTACGAAGGGCATTTGGTGTGACCCGCTGTATGCGTGCGTAATGGTTGTAAACGATGGGACAGAAGCCGTGAATAACGTAGTAGTTACCAGAACGACACAGGATATGGAGGCGGTGTGATATGGCTGATATGCCAGCGATTAGATTGCCGAATATCGCAGATATATCCACCGATCTGACGCCTCAACTTGGCGGGGATCTTGACCTTAACGGGCACAACATTGAATTCCCGACAACCGCGAATATCTCGGACTGTCTTGATGAAGATAACATGGTGTCTGATTCCGCGACGAAGCTGGCAACGCAGCAGTCGATCAAGGCCTACGTTGATGCACACACACCGTTAACCCATCACGATTCTCACGATCCAGAAGATGGCTCAGATGCCTTAGATTGTGCCGCGGCTGCCGAGATATCGGTGGTTGTTGCAGCTTCAGAGGGATCGGCGCATAGCTTTGCGCGATCAGATCATGTGCATGCTATCAACCACGGGATTACTGATAACCATATTCTTACCGTAGATGGCACGATCAACAGCGGAGAGTATCTAAAGGCAACCGCGAATGGGGCAGAGGGCAAAACATTTGCCGAAGTGCTCGGAGACCTATCGGGACAGGCAACCGCAGACTTCGCGATGAATTCGCACAAGATTACCGGCGTAACTGATCCGACAGCCGCGCAAGATGCCGCAACGAAAGCATATGTCGATGCCGTGGCCCAAGGGCTGAAGGTTCACGATGCTGTGGCATGTGCGACAACTGCAAATATCACGTTGTCTGGAGAACAGACGCTAGACGGGGTTACCACATCGACAGACCGTGTTTTGGTACGAGCCCAAACGAATACCGAAGAGAACGGCATTTATGTCTCTGCTGCGGGAGCATGGGCGAGATCTGATGATATGAATGCGGCGACTGAAGTTGCTGGTTCATTTGTGTTTGTCTCTGGGGGTACTGCATACGGCTCGACAGGCTGGGTATGTACTGCCGAACCAGATGGATTCACACTTGGAACCACAGCGATGCCGTGGTCTCAGTTCTCTAGCGCTGGATACGTTACTGCGGGAACAGGGCTTACAAAGACCGGCAATGACATCGCAATAAGTGATACCGAGCTGCTTGCGCTGGCAGGCCTGACATTCGCAGATCAGAAGATGATTGTCGGGAACGGTGCAAACACTGTCACAATGATTGATTGTACAACATTTGCTCAATCCATTCTGGATGATGCAGACGAGGCGACGTTCAAAGCGACGGTGAACCTGGAGATCGGCACAGACGTCCAGGCGTTTCATGCAAATCTAACTGACATTGCAAACCTTACGTTTGCAGATGACAAGATGATTATCGGGACGGGCGCTGGAACGATTGACATGATTGATTGTACGGCCTTCGCGCAAACCATTCTTGATGATGCGGATGCGGCGGCGGTTCAGACCACATTAGGACTTGTTATTGGCACAAACGTCCAGGCGTATGATGCTGAACTAGCCGCACTCGCTGGCCTGACCTTTGCTGACGATAAGATTATCTTGGGAACAGGTGCGGGCACGGTTGCAATGGCCGATTGCACAGCATTTGCACAGACCATCTTAGATGATGCAGACGCAGCGGCAGTGCGCGGGACCATCGAGATAGATACTGATGATGCCGTGCAATTTGCTGGCCTTACAGTTACAACGATTCAAGCAAACGGCGCGGTTACAGTTGGTGTTGATGATACGGGCCACGATGTTAAGTTCTTCGGAGCAACCGCAGGCGCATACTTTCTCTTCGATGAGAGCGAAGATGCTGTTGTCCTTCAGGGTGGAGCCACAAAGCAGATGGAGCTCCGCTTCATGGAAGACACCGATAATGGGGCGCACTACACGGCATTTAAGGCTCACGCAACGATGGCTGCTGCGGTTACGTACATTTTACCAGATGCAGATTCTTCAGGCACGCAGTATCTGACATCGGACGGATCAGGGAATCTGGCGTGGAGCAGTCCGGCGGGCTCTGGAGATGTAACAGCGGCCGCGAATATCACAGACAACGCAATCGTTCGTGGTGATGGTGGGGCAAAGGGCGTTCAGGATGCCGGTGTTTTAATTGACGACAATGATGTGATGTCGGCGCTGAAAGGAATTGCCTATTCTGCGTTTTCTGAATTAACAATTGCAACTGGCGCAATCACTGTCACACAGATGTATCACACTGTTGACACAGAGTCAGATGCAGCAAGCGACGATCTTGCAACAATCAATGGCGGGGCAACGGTTAATCTAATTGTGCTTCGCGCTGCTGCTGATGCAAGAACTGTTGTTGTAAAACACAACACAGGCAACATCTGGCTACAAGGCAAAGCAGACATCAGCCTAGATGACCTTGAAGACGGCATCATGCTGGCTTGGGACGGGACAAAGTGGTTTGATATTGCGGCTGGCGGCGGAGGTGGCGGCGCTGGATCTGATACAACAGCCATCCACGACAACGTAGCAGACGAGATTGTTGTGATCACTGAGAAGACTGCGCCGGTTGGTGCCGATGAAGTATTGATAGAGGACTCTGAGGATTCCAACAACAAGAAAAGCGCAAAGATTGAAAACTTTCCGGTTGCAGATATGGAGAAGTCATCGCGGACTATCTATGTTGATGCGGACGCTGCGGATGACACGGGCGACGGCACTGTTGGCGATCCTTTCCAACTATACGCCACAGCACTTGCAGATGTTAAAAACATCATTGCAGACGGCGTAACAATCACAATCCACCTAGATGAAGCAACGAATACATATACTCCTGTGGATACAGGGCGAATTTGTATAGGTACAGGGTGCCTTACCATCGAGGGGGTTCTGTCCAGCGAAACTTCCGGCACCGCAGACGCTGGCGGGTCGAATACTACGCTGGTAGATTCCGCGCTAGACAGCACAGATTACTCCCTGTATATGTTGAAAATAACTGACAACAGCATTGATTACTATCGCCCGATATGGAAATTTGACGATGGCACAGACACACTAACGTGGGCAAGCAGGATTACACTAAGCGGAGCAACGCCCGAAGGGGACTCATATACGATTTACAGTTGGGGCACGAAAATGGCGCCAGGAACAACATGGAACTTCGTAGAAGGCAATATCAATGTAGTAGATATATCTCAATTGCCAACAGATAGCGGATGGAACCCGGGCGGCCAAATGACAATGACACGATGCAAGATTGTTTCTGATGCGACAGGAGCACAACCATTGTATATGACCCACAGCAATTCATATCTTGAGGTAACATCCTGTATATTTGACGTATCGGCTGAAACTTCGGCATCAGGCTTCAAGGTTGAAGGAACTGGAATTGATATTGATTTGTATAGCAGCATTGTTACAGGGGCAGTTGGTACGACGCTTCTATATATCAAGGGGCTAATCACGATTGATATTAGTGCAGGGACAGTAGTGGACGGAACATCCCTTGCAGGCTCATCATGGTCAATCCTGGCAGATTATGGAACGCGAATGCTGCTGAAAACATCGGACGTAGACGGGGCTAGAGACAAATTACAGATTGTGCATGTAAATACCGGCTATGGCGTATATGCCACTGCTGGCAGTGGTGCCAAGTCTGTTTCATCAACCTATATAGATTTTAGCGGTGCTGGCACAGATAGCGATGCGACATCTGATTCATTCATTTTATCATAGGAGGTTCAATGTTACTTGTTATATTCGATGCGACGACAGGCGATATTAGCAACGTCGTTAGGGGTGGCATTGCTATTGGCAATTTCTGTCATGATGGCAATGTATTGCGTCCGATAGCCTCTGGATTATCCTGTGCTTATGTGCCAGATCAGAATATAGACCATATAATCAATGACGAATGCGATCCTATCTCCTATGACGGCAAATACCCAGATTCCTTTGCATATCTTCCGACACAAGATGAAATTAGTATCTATGTTGACGCAAATACTGGCAACGCTGTTTCAGCACGCGTACATGATTTCTGCGGTACCGACGAACAACTAGGCATCTTGCGCGATCTGCTAGTTCAATGGGGCAACGCTCTAGGACTTCAATTTACAGACGACTTCACGCGCTGGAACGAAATCGCCATTACAGAGATCGAGAAAGCCAAGGCGGTGAAAGATGCCCAAGACAACTAGGATCGACACAGTCAAGGCAGACAAGCGCAAGGCAGCTATCGAGGCGCTTAAAGCACGCGGTCCTGCGTCCAACGAGAACAGCGTGAAAAAGCTACAAGAGTGCATCGCATTGATAAAGGAGATACTAGGGCTGTGAGTTATTCAACGCTAAGAGGGGTTAAGAATCTTGATGCGCTGAACGCGCTACCTAGCCAATGGGCGAGCAACTTCAGCGAAGAGATACACGTCACCGCTGCGATTGATACCGTAGCCCCCTTGACGCCATCCTCATTTGCTGTGAATGGCGTAGCTGAAGGCATCACCTTAACGTGGGAAAATCCGACACTGGATGACGATGGGACAAACTGCTATGACCTGTCAGACATCGCCATTTACCGATCAACCTCTGCGAGCATCGACATCACCAACGACGCCACCTATGACAAGCGAACGCTAGTAGACGGCGAGGCGTATACGTTCCCAACAAGCGACACGACGCAAACCTACTATTTCGTCATCACTGCAATTGACACGAGCGGCAACGAATCGACGGCAAGCGCAGAATTGAGCGACACGTCGAACAAGCCAATCGGCCCCGATCCAGTGATTCCAGATGACGCAAGCGGACTGATCTTTGACGATACCGTGGGCGGCGATGGCGTGGTCGAGGGTTACGCGATGATGGGTATCGCATTTCAGCCACCACCATCGAGTGTAGTAGGCCTGAGATCTATCCGGTTGTGGTATCAGTACACAGATGATGCAGGGTCGAACTGGCGCGATGAGGACGGCGTAGCCGATCAATGGACAGAACTATATCCAGACGGCTATGTCGGATTCCTGCACAAAGACACGCTGCTGCAAACAAACATCGGGACAAGGGCATATCGTTACAAGGCCACGTTCATCGGCGAGGACGATACCACAGAGAGTTCCACGGCAGACACAGCGGGGGGGACAACAACCGTATGTGTGGAGAATAATGACAACGTAGTTGCTGTATCAATCTTTGCATCGCGGATTGTCTGTCTCGGAGAAGTGACGGCGGATAGCATCAAGGCAAGCACGATCACAGCAGACAAGCTATCGTTTACCGCCTACGTTATCGGCACGAACGATTTGGATGATATTGTTGATGGCACGACATACAGCAAGGTTCTAACGACTGACATAGATGCTGGGCATATCAAGCTCTCGGAGTCGGTTGGCGATCTTGACGATATTGACGATGGGTCTACGTATGGCAGGGTCGCCACAACGAGCATCTCGGCAGGCAAGATTGTGGTTGCAGGATTAGACAGCGATGCAACAACGCGAATGTTCACTGACGACACAACGAGGATTAACGTCGAGGCATGGAAGCACGCATCTGATGCAACCGCGATTGACGGCGGGAACATCTATGCAACTTCGGTAATCACCGCAGGGACAGGCAATAATGTTGGTGTGCTAAACGGAACAGATGCTACGTACAGGATCTATGCAGGGCACGCGACACCGGCCAGTGCGCCGTTTAGGGTTACTCAGGCTGGGGTACTTTATGCTACCGGGGCGGTGATCTCTGGCGCGATTACCATTACTGGGGGGTCTGGGTATGCGAACATTTCAGACAAGCCAACATCCTTGAGCGACATTAACGGGACGGAAGGAACAAAGCTTTCTGGGATTGCAACCGGCGCAGATGTTACGGCGGACAATACAGCAGCGGCGATTACTGGGCAGGGCAATCTCGCAACGCGAAACACGGTAAATGCAACGTACATCGATAACGATTCAATTACAACTGCAAAGATTGCTGCCAACGCTGTTACAGCAACTGAAATCAACGTTTCTACTCTATCTGCAATCTCTGCCAATATGGGCACAATAACAGCAGGGACAATTAGTGCCGGGACTTCAATTACAACTGCAAAGATTGCTGCCAACGCTGTTACAGCAACTGAAATCAACGTTTCTACTCTATCTGCAATCTCTGCCAATATGGGCACAATAACAGCAGGGACAATTAGTGCCGGGACGGTCAGTGCCACGACATTAACAACGGGAACGCTGAACTTCGCGAGCATCAGCAGGTCAGGATTGTCAGTGGCGAATGGAGAGATAGCTGCAAATGCTGTTAGGTCAAATCAACTCTACATCGACGGAGACATAAATTTTTCAGATAGCGGCATCAATGGGATCTATGGCATAGACGCTATTAGGAGGGGGTCTAGCATTACAGATGGATCAAAACCCAGCTTAGTGTTTGGCACAGCCTCATGTCAGCTTCATGCAGGAACAGGCGGAACGGCATATACAGAAGTGAAGGGCGTCGTTTCTGTTACTATCTCAGCGTCTGCTGGTGATGTGTCTCTTACAGCGACTGATGATATAATATTCGACGCAGCTGACGATATTAAGCTAGATGCGGCAGGGGAGATTGACTTTATTGGAACTGACCAGGGAAGTATAAGCTATTTGGATGGGCCTGACTATACAATACGCGTTAAACACAACGGTGTTGTAAGGCTATTGGGGCTTTGGGATGAATAGGGCAACATGAACATACAGATGTCAATACTAAGTGTGTTTTCAGCGGCATTGCTCATCATGTTCTGCATTACCGGCAACGAGATCGTTCTCGACAGTCTATCAGCAGATATATATCTGTCTGCCCAATCTGTATCAATAGACATACATCCTGTATGGACTGTCTGGACATCTCAACAATTTGTATTTAATTGTGGAGCACATGCGTTTGCGTTTGGAAATGTGATAGTTATTGGCGAACATATGCGAAGGCGCACATATCTAGAGAAGTATGTAATAGCGCACGAGCGTATGCACATCGAACAATTCAGGGCGCTGGGGCTTCTTACATGGCCCGCACAGTTCCTAATCAACATCGAGCCAGACAGAAACATCGTAACAAATTTGAGCGATCCAACACAACCAGAACGAACAATGTGGAAGCCGCCGACGTGGTGGCCGTATACTTGGTCGTTTATCACAATCAGATGGGAGGACAGAGGAGATATGGCAGAAGGATCATTTCGGCTTGATTGCAGACGACAACAGTACTATTGAGCACTTGCCAGAAGTAATTAGTAGAGGAAAGGACGGAGAGCCGAAAGGGCTTTCACTTGTTGAACAAGTCGGCGTGTTGATGGGGGCGGTGCAAGAATTGGCTGCGAAAGTAGATGAACTGCAAGGTGTGGTATAATGGATACATCTAAAGGGAGGATCGACATGAAGACGAAGTTAGGATTTGTCGCTTGTGCGTTGGCTCTATTGTTCTCAGTTTCAGTCATAGGGGGAAGCCTAACGGCCTTTGCTCAGCCAGACGAGCGCGTACCGTACTTTGGGTTAAGAGGCTTTCACGAGGCGATTTATCACGGCGTAGAGTTTGCCATCGATTGGGAGATCGGTAATTGGCTGATAGTCGAATCAGGGCCAGGGCCGGATTTGCCATTCTACATCTTTCAGATTGAACCACGTGCGCAGATTATGATTTCAAGCGAATGGTGGTTTGGAGTATCTGTTTTCAATCAATACCGAACAAATCATCCAGGGCACTACGTTTGTCAGCCTGAGTTTTTTATCAGGCACGAGTGGTAGGAGGAAACATGAAGATACTAGCAGGCAACATCAAACAGGTAGCAGACTCGCTTGGCGCAATCGTGAACGCGATCCCGTTGGAAATATCATCGGCGTACAAGTTGATGCGGATTGCAAAGAAGGTGGCGCTTGCGCAAGAGGCATTTGAAAAGCGCAGAGTGATTGCGTTGAACGAGCACGGCAAGAAGGATAAGGACGGCAACCTAATAACAGCAGATGGGAAGCCAAATGGGGCGGTTGTGTTTAAGGGTAAAGGGCAAGAGGAGTTTGCCAAGGCGTTCTCGATTTTGGTGAATGAGGACGTTGAGCTGGACTTCGATCCTATCCCGTTGGAACTACTAACGAAACGATCATCTGGCAACCCATATAAAGACAAGGACGGCGAGCCGGTGACGATTCTGCCGTCCATTCTGTTAGGTTTGGAACCAATACTTTTGGCGGAGGGCGACGAGGAAAATAGTTAGGGGACGATAATGGCGGAAGTGACCGAGGAGCTATGTAAGGCGCGGACTGCGGCATTTGACACGAAATTGGATGCGATATCACGTGACATCGAGGAAACTCGAAGGGGCGTTGGAACGCTGAACCGTAAGTTATTCGAGGGCAACGGAAGCGCGGCGCTAGATACAGTGATCAGAACGAACACAGAGTTTCGGATCAGGCAGGAAAAGCGAGCAGAGGCGCAAGAGAAATTCAAGTGGACGCGCAATCTAGGGTGGATGATAGCCGGAGCAGGTTGGGCCGTAGCCGTTATCATCATGTTCGTGCAGCGGGCATTTGGATTGTGAATAGCTACATGATAGAATGCCAGATAGGGAGGTGTGGCATTATGTCACAAATCGGAGGTGAATCCCATGATTAGCAAATTCAAGTCACGTAAATTCTGGCTATCTGTTATCACGGCTGTGTGCGCGTTCTTTCTAGCAGTATCAGGCGCGATTGAATGGACTTTGGCTATCAAGATCATCACAACTGCGTTGGGTGCGTATATCGGCATTGAAGGGCTGGCAGACGCACTCGGACGCTTGGTAAATAAGTAGGAGGGCAACATGAAACGAGCACTAATATTTAGTTTGGCTGCGCTTATGGCGCTTTCGGTATCGGCATTCGGCTTCTTCGGCTTTGGCTACACGCACGGCATCCCTGACAACGACGGGAAGTTGTGGGCCGGATTCGAGTTTGGGCCGGATGAATCGACGTTCAACATTGACGTATACTTCGCGGACATCTGGACGCTAGATCAAAGTGTGCCAGTGACGCCAAACAAATCAGACATCTGCCTTGGCATTGACGCATTCTATGTTGGCGACACGGATCTCGTAGACGTTGAAGTCGGAACATACTTCGAGTCGATCCCGCTAACAGATTGGCCAGTGGTCGGCATTGGTGAAATTGGCTTTTACGGCGATATGACACTTCACGTATTGGAGCCTGACATTCTGACAGGCAATACGATCACTTGGGATCTGTTCGCATCGTTTGGGCTTGGTGTCGATGTCGGCACGGGAACGCTTGACCTGGATGCAGAGATCGGGTTTGAAGTAGAGCTATAAACGGGGATCCGCACAGGCTAACCTCCTTAACCCAGGCGGGGGTGGAGTACGAGCTGCCCCCGCCCTGCCTAACCTCGTACTGGGGAGGAATCATGAAGAGATTGTTATTGCTAGTAATTGCCCTGGCGCTGATGTTGTCAGGGTGTTCGTTTATTCAGCAACCCATCCAGATAGATACCATCGAGGTGACAAGCCAAGGCGGGTTTATCTACCGTCCGTTGATAGGAAGCGGGGACGACTGGACCGTGCAGCCGGGAAACATCGAGATACTAGACTTTGGATCAGGACGCGACAGATATGGAAATAAGACCGGGCTGCTTGATGACGAGACATGGACTATCAACGAAGTGACAATCCAACTGGACGAGAAGAACGAAGAAGACACCGTTTTCTGGCCGGCGAATCTGGATGCTAACCAGTGCGTATGGTTCCCGGGCTGGACAGCGCCGATGGAAGGCATTTCTGGTTTGCCGTATCCGATGTACCCGCTAGAGGGTTATCCATGGGATACATGCCAAACACACGTAATACCCGTTATGCCGTCACAGCTGGCGACAATAACAGCAACGGCGGTTGCGGAATGGATCGAAGTTGAGATCGTGCTGCCGGAACGCTCAGGCGGCGAGTACACTTTAGGCCTGCCAGGACACACACCAACGACTAGTAACGTGCTTACGGTGCGCCTGGGTTCACCTCAGGAGATTCTGGCGACATGGACAAACGGGAATGCCGAGCGATCTTGGTTGTTCGTTGTGCCCGTTGATTGGTTTTGGGTTTCTGGAAGCTGGAGGATACCAGTCGGGCCTAGTGGCGTATGTAATTAGCTGATATACTAAACGTGCTCTTCTTTCACCTCCTTGGGAAGAGGGCCATTGACGGGTCATGGCGCAATGCTGTGGCCCGTTTCTTTTGGACATTTGACCCATCTATCTGCGGACATAATCGCCGCGAAAACGAGACATATTCTTGTCAAGTCGCTTGATTTTCTTAAATAAATGGTGTATGGTATAAGTATGAAAACAAAGGAGACAAAGATGAACGTAACGGCGAACAAAGAATTCACGACGGCGGATGCAATTCGTTCTCTTATGAACGAGTGGAACAAGACGAGGGCGGCATGGCTGAAAGCGTTCGGAACTGAAGACAGGTTTTCAGAGTGGTTCACCGACCACGCCGGATTTGGGAATAGCGGAAAGGAGGCCAAATGACAATTGGACAGCGAATCAGAGAAGCGCGACTAGCGCAAGGGATGACGCAGCGCGAGCTGGCTAACAAGATGAACTACACAATAACCTACGTTAGCCGCGTAGAGAACGGACATCAGAAGCCAAGCTCGCGGGCACTCATGGCGTTCGAGCGAGTTCTTGGGAGGCTAGTGAAATGAAATACACACACCACACGCACCGCTATACGCTGGCAGACGGGACCAAGGTGCTCTGGAATCGTATCCAGGGCTATTCAGCCGATGATTATGCGAGCCAGTGCCTTCGACCGCTGACAAAGGCCGAGGCGCTTGAAGTGGAGCAGTTCGAGCTAGACGACGATGAAGCGTGGGCAGAGGAATGCGAGCGCGAGAAGGCGGCGAGTTTAGCGCATACCGATCTTTGGTGAAATTGAATCTCAAGGAGAAATGATGAAAACGACAAAGGTACGAATCCCAACAACCGAAGAACTAGAAGCCATCGTGCTTGGGATGGGTTTGCGCATCATGGCGATCCGCGAAGAGGCAGGCGGCAAGACGTACACGCTTCAGGCTGGCAAGTTTTTGGTCGAGGTGCCATCTCGCGAGTGGTGGCGGATTGTTGAGGAGGGGGAGGCGTGATGGCGACGGTAATTTATAGGCATGCAGAACCTGCGGACAGATTCTATGTACGCATCGTTGATGGCAAGTACGCGTACGCGACAATCAAGATACGTAATCCATTTTCGGGCAATGATGTGTATATCTTCACCCCTAACGGCATCAATAACGCGCGAGACTATCTCGTTGAGTTTCGCGACGCGCTTCAGGGAGCAATCGACACGCTGACGAAAATGGACGAAGCGTGCAAGGAGGCAGAATGAGCGAGAACCTAGCGACATGGGATAAGTTGAGTCGCCCACCAGCAACAGCGTTGAAGCGAATCGCGGGAGGGCGTCTGGTTGGAATGACAGACATCAATCCACAGTGGCGATTGCAGATGATGACTGAGCATTTCGGGCCAATTGGCGTCGGATGGTATTATGAGCAACTGGACAGATGGACGGAACCAGGGGCGAGTGAAGAAGCAATGTGCTTCGTCTCGATCAATCTGTACGTGAAGGTTGACGGCGACTGGTCCAAGCCAATCTACGGGATTGGAGGATCGAAGGTGGTCGCATTTGAGAAAGGTAAGCCGCACAGCAACGACGAGGGCTACAAGATGGCAACAACCGACGCCCTAAGCGTGGCCATGAAGGAAATCGGTGTTGGCGCTGCGATCTATCAAGGGCTATGGGATGGATCGAAGTACGTCGATCTGGTTGAAGGTGACGAGGCTGAGGCTGTAGCTAACTGGCTCAAGCGGTGCGAAGAAGCGAGTAACTCAGACGCAGAGAAGTTCGCTCCATGGTGGAAAAAGGTCGGCGATCAGGTCAAGGAAGATTGCGGCATTGAGGGCGCGGCACAAGTTCACGACGCTTACAAGACCTATCTCTCACGCTTGAAGGCTGAGGCCAATGATAAGGCATAGCCACGATCAATACTCGGAGGAATGGTGGGAGGCAAGACGCGGTCTCCCAACCGCCTCACAGTTCGCCAGGATCGTGACGAGCAAAGGTGAGCCGTCGAAGCAGCGAACCAAGTACCTATACGAATGCGCAGCAACAAGACTGACCGGCATCTACAAGGACAGCTTCACATCAGCAGCGATGCAAGAAGGCCACGATCGCGAGGCAATCTCTCGCATGATCTACGCGATGGAGCGTGAGGTTGTTGTAGATGAGGTCGGGTTCTGCATAAGCGATTGCGGGCGATGGGGCGCAAGCCCCGACGGGCTAATAGGCAATGACGGCCTGCTTGAGCTAAAGAATCCATCAGCGCATACGCACCTTGAATATCTTATCAAAGGCAAGCTCCCATCCGCATACGTTCAACAGGTACAAGGCGAGCTATTAGTGACCGGATACAGCTGGGCAGACTTCTGTTCGTATTCTCCTAAGTTGCCGCTGTTCATCGTGCGCGTTGAGCCTGACAGCGGATTCTTGAAGAAGTTGGAAGCGGCCCTCATTGAGTTCTGCGAAGAGCTTGACGAGGTGTGCGAGAAGATCAAGGAGGCGTGATGGATACGGTACGGATCGACCGCGAGATACTGGAAGAGCTGCGCGACTGGTTATGCTGCCCACAGCAAACGCGAGACGGAATGCAAACACATCGCGCCGAGTCTGAGGGAATCGACCATCTGTTAGTTGGGATCTGGGACGCACTGGAAGGACTGATAGTCTGCAAGGCCTGCGGAAACCACTGGACTAAAGATAAATACGAAGAGCTGAGGCCTATCGATGCGTCGGTTGGATACTGTCCTTCATGCGGCGAAAGTGGCGAGGTTGAGGAGGAATGATGGCATACAACGGCAAGCTGATTAGTGTGTCTGACAAAGCCAACAAGTGGGGCGTCTTAATCGACACTGACGATAAAGGCAAGGTGTGGTTCGACGTATGGGACAAGAAGCTGGCCGGCGAATCCAGTGCTGAGCACGAAGCAGTCTGCGATATCCACGACTGGAAAGGCCAGAGGGTACGATTTGAGGCAACACGCGGAAAGCTGCGCGATCCAGACGGTCCAGAGGATGGAGAGCGGTGGAATGCGACGATAACAGATATCGCCTTAGAAGAAGGCGGACCAGAGAAGCCTATCACAGAGATGGTAGAGGACGAGCTTGTCGCTGAGGCAAAGCGAGAGGTATCACAGCCGGAGCCTAGCGGCGAACAGGCAGAAGAACACGCAGAACCTGAAAGCGACGATCTGACGCGATTACAAATGGAGCTAATGAACGTGCAAGCAAAGTGGTTCTCCGAGGTGCGGCGCCAGCTGAACGATTGCATTGCGCGGTACGAGGAGCTTGCAAAGAGAGGAGCATGATGTCACAAAAGGACGAAATACTGACTGCGTTGCAAAAGGGAGAGGCATTGACCCGCATGGATTGCCTGATGCGTTTTGGCTGCGCAAAAGCGCCTGCAAGGATCGCCGAACTGCGTCAGTCAGGATGGCCGATAGAAACCGAGATCATAGAATCATCCGGAAAGCGGTTCGCACGGTGGCGCATGAAAGAAGCTGGAGAGGATGTAAGGCATGACCCAGCGTGACGCCATACTAGCCGCGCTAAAACGCGGGGAGAAGCTAACCAAGCTTGATTGCCTTCACCGTTTTGGTTGCACGGCTCCATCGAGCGCGATAAATGCGCTGCGCAAAGCTGGCCATCAAATCCCGCATCCAACGATGTGCCACGAAAACGGACACCGGTTTGCAGTGTGGGAAATGCCGATATGTGAACCGGAACAGGCAAGCGAGCCAGAAAGCGCAAGGAGCGAGGAGACGCCGATGAGCTTGACGATGAAAGAGAAACAGGCAGTGACACGCCAACTAGCGATGGAGTACAAGCGGGCAACGAAGAAGCAAAAAGGCAGCATCCTCGACACATTGACCGAACTCGCTGGATACAACCGTTCTTACGCCGCAAGGGTATTGCGACAACGAGCCAAGTATGTTGTTGTAGCAAGAGGTGTCGCCCGAGGCGTTAAGGTGACGTTGGTTGAGGATGAACGCACCAAACGTAAGAGAACGAAAGATGAATGGGTAGACGTCAAAAAGGCTGTAGCAATCAGCGGCACGACCGAGGGTTATCTGAGGGAGGTGTCATATAGGCTTGGATGGGAAACGAAGTTGGCGTTGGTGAATGGCCACAATCGCAAGTATTACAAGCTCCGCGACATCGAGAAATACGCCGCAAGCAGGCGGGAACAGATGCAACCGTTGCGTCAAAGCAAAGGCCATATCACTGCTAAGCTTGTGAAATGGGCGAACGGCCTGAAGCGGTGGCCATCAGACAAAGCCATCGAGGAGCGCGTAACGGACATCTATCGCAAGCCGGACATTGAGAGCATCTTAGACACTAGGGTCTTTCGCAAGGTGAAAGGGAAGTATCTCAAGCCGCTGAGGTATCCGGCGATGCGGCGAGATAACACCTTGCATAGCACCTGGCATGAAACTAGATAACCGCACCCTCGAAGAACAGATCCGCGCCATTGGAGAGGAGGAAACGTGACCAATAACCACATCCGGGCAACGCTGGACTTCATCCCAATCGATCGGTATAATCTGGCCTGTGGGCGAGGCTCGTCATGGGTCTTGTCCGCCAGGACGTCCCTCTATCGGGGCGCAGTCCTCGCCCACACATAACTCGCCGATAGGAGTTGATAGGCATGGCAGAACTCATAAGGCTTGAACATCGTTGCGACGAACGATTCAAGACAATCGACCTAACAATAATCGAAGACATAACCATTTCTTGGAAAGCAAAAGGGCTTCATACGTATCTCATATCACGGCCTCCTGGATGGAAGCTATGGCATGAAGATCTTGTAAAGCGTTCGACAGATGGCAAAGCGTCACTGAGATCTGCAACGGATGAATTAAGGGCTTCTGGTTATCTAAAGATCGAAATGCTCGCCCCAGATGAGAAAGGGCGTTTTACTGGATATAAATGGACAGTAGCCCAAGTTCCGTGCCTGCTTGAAGAACAAGAACCCGCGCCCCTTCTATCTAGCCCGGAGTCCGAAAATCAGACTTCGGACAGTTGTCCAGAGTCCGATTATCCGGCTACGGGTAACCCGGCTACGGGTAATCGGCCCTTTAGTAAGAAACAAGGTCTAATAAGTAACATAGGTAATAAGAAACAAACAACTCCTTCGGACAAGCCGAAGATGAAGAAAGAAGATCTCACACGCCTAACTGAGAAGTTCGCAAAGCTTCAGGGCGTACGGCCTCGCGGCAAGGCGTGGCTTCCCATCCAACAGGGCATGAAGGCGATGGCTGTTCATGAAGACTACTCGCTGGATGAGATCGAAGGTTGCATGATTAGAATGAATGAACTTGGCTGGACGTGGACGATGGCAACGCTTAGACGTTGGATAGCAGCGTTTGCAGCCGGAAAGATGCCAGACAAATCAGGCAACGAATCTGGCAAACCACTGCCGCCAGAATACCAGAAGATCGAGGACCGGCTGCGCATGGCGCACGATCCGACCGTATACGATAAACAACCCGCGTCGTTTCTTGGTCCTAATCGCCACTGGGAGGATTACAAGGACGCACCCAAGCGAAATGGCAACGGAAAACAACTGCCGCCAGAATACCAGAAGATCGAGGACCGGCTGCGCATGGCGCACGATCCGACTGTATACGATCAAGGGAGAATAGGCGCAAGGAGGCAAGATGAAGCGAAATGGCAACGGAAAACAACTGCCGCCAGAATACCAGAAGATCGAGGACCGGCTGCGCATGGCGCACGATCCGACTGTATACGATCAAGGGAGAATAGGCGCAAGGAGGCAAGATGAAGATCAGAGCCAAGACGTTGATGTGCGGTGAAGTTGAGCTACAAGGAAAAGACCACGAGAACGTCATAGTGCTTGGAGCAATCTGTAATGATTGGCGTATTGGTGGCGGTGTGCATGTTGTGATGCCAGAAGCAGAACTTGTAGCCCTGGAAGAGGACAACGCGAAACTCGTAGAGACTGCGAAGCATCTTGACATCGGAGCGACGAAGCTGCTAACAGACAACGCTCGGAAGGATAAGGCGATCATTGGTGTCATTGCATGGGCTAAGGGCGAAAGTGGCACGCTATGGGACGATGAACTGCGACGGCTCAAAGCTGCCCTCACCGGCTCGTTGTCAGGCAGCAGCAACGAACAGATCAAGAAATTCGACACAGCCCAAGAGCTAATAGACGATCTAAACGCAGACAATCTGGAGGAACGAGAATCGGATTGCCTGACGCCAGATGGCGAAAAGACAGACAAATTGCACGACAGATTTGCCGAGATGATTGACGAGCTGCCACAGACAGGCGATGCACTTACGTGCGAATGGCGGCAGAGCGATCTTTGGGATACTCCTGACGTTTGGGAAACAGAATGCGGAAATATGTTCTACTTCGGTGACGGAAAGCCATTGGAGGATGGAATTGATTACTGCTGCTATTGTGGCAAGAAGATAGTCCGCGTTGATGCCAAGATCGAGGATGATGACGAATGAAGACAATCGTTCTGCGCGAGGCTGGGTACGACGAAGCGATGTTGGGCCTATCCCTAAGCTACAACCAAGACGTGAAGAACATGCCGAAGGTTGCTCGAAAGCTAACCAAGAGAGGCGGATCGCACGAGAAGTTTCTTGAGTCTATCGCCATCTGGCTAGACGTAACAGCGCCGCGATATTGGTGGAGCCAGTTTGACACTTATCGCATTGGGGTCACAAAGCAGAGTGAGTCAACGATGCACACAATACTCAACAGGCCGCTTGGCAAGGAAGACTTCGAGCATAGCGATATCTATGCTCCGCACTTGAAGAGCCTGAATACACTAATCGCTCGAGGTGACTTCGATAGCGTTAAGAGGCATCTGCCAGAGGCATTCTTGCAGCGGCGAATCGTCTGCACGAATTACAAGGCGATGAAGAACATCTACAAGCAGCGGATCGACCACAAGCTGCGCGAGTGGCAAGAGTTTCTGATGGATGTTGTGCTGTGTTTAGAGCATCCTGAGTTTATCGTTCAGAAGGAGGGAGTGTGAAGCTGGCAGACGGGATCGTTGGAGCGCTTGTGGAAGACGGATGCCTGATAACAAAGGAGGCGAATGAGATCATCGCCGCGAAGCTTGAGCCGATAAAGGAAGCTTTAGAATCAATCGAGTATCTCGTAATCGCAGACGATATTGCTTTGTCGTATGTGCGACCGGCCCTAGCACTGCTCTCTGAGGAGGACGAATGAAAGGACTACTAACTGACGAACAAATAGCATATCGATGCATAGACGAATCGATGCTAGATCCATTCATACCTGATCAGTGCGGAAAGCCTTCGTATGGCTTGGGGAGCGTTGGTTATGACCTTAGACTGGGAACCAAGTTTCTGGTACATCAAGCATACAAAACAGAGTGCCTTGACCCACGACAGGACAATAGCTGCCTGTTCAAGCTCGTAGAGGTCTATGACGTGTTCTATTTGCAACCGCACACGCAGGTATTGGGTGAGACCGCCGAATGGTTCAACATGCCGGAAGATGTGACGTCAATCATCCTTGGCAAATCGTCGTATGCACGGTTGGGTTTGTTAGTCAATTGCACGCCAGCAGAGCCCGGGTGGAGGGGTATTCTAACACTGGAGCTTGCTAACTTGTCAGCTTTGCCGATTGCGTTGCACGTTGGGCAGGGTATTGCTCAAGCGCTGTTCTTCCAAAGCGACATACCAGACCGGACGTATGCTGAGAAAGAAACGAATGGTGGATATCAGAATCAGAAGGGCGTTACGTTGCCGAATCAGGGTTGACAAAGCGCGCGCTGTATAGTATAGTTTATTGTTAGTACGGGAGGAACGATGCCAGCAATAAACAGACAGATACCGATCACGCTAAACGTCGAGAAAGACGCAGACATACTCGAATGGCTTGACAAACAAGAGAACAGGACAGCGTCGATACGGCAAGCGATAAGGGCGCAGATGAAGGTAGAGAATGCCAGTTAGCGCCGAAGCTAGAGAAGCTGTAATCAAGGCCAGCGGCGGATACTGCGAAATGTTCCACGAAACCCCCGTAGAGGGTTCGATGATTGTGCATACATATCATCAAGGCATAGGCGGGGCGTCTGAAGATGCAGAATGCAACGATCCTGACAAGCTGCTCTATGGCTGTAAACAATGTCACGATCTAGTAGATGGCCGTTCTAAGCACGCCAAATTGGTGATCGCTAGGTTTAGCCGACGCGAGCGCCTACTGGACATCATGGACATCGAGCGACGCCCGATACCACACGAGAAGATCTTCTTCCACCAGTGGCCCGTCTGGAAATCGGCGATTGATGAATACCCTCAGTTGGTTGACGCAATACGCCGAAGGAATGAGGCCGCGTTTGATCTTGCTGTGTTGCTTTCGCGTTTCAAGCCGAAGAAGAAAGGCCCAGAGCTATTCCGCGTGTGCCCAGAAGTCAAGCAGATGAACAATGCGACGTTCTGGACGTTCGTATCGTTGTTAGGCATGACGTCAGCTACGGCAAAAGAGTTGATTCCTGTTGGCAAGTGGATTGACGAAGAAATGCTAGGATCTATTCGCGGATTAGATATCGACGCCATTGACGCGCTTCGCAAGGTTCCTGAGGAGGAAGTTGAGCGATTGATGGGGCTGACATCAAGACCCCCGCTGTTTTGGGCAGAGATCGACGCTTTGACATCAAGCAAGCACGGACGGCGTTCGCACTATCTGGCGCACAATCCAGAGACAGGCGAGCTTGAGGATCTCGGGTTGTTATCTGTGGAGCCTGATGTGGCAGAGGCGTTTTGCCTGATCAAAGGGCGAATCGTTAAGGGCGGCAAAGGGGATGGATGATTGAGCAGAAATACATATGAGCGCGGCGCGGCAAGGTGTGGCTAGGCGGGGCTGGGCATGGCAAGGCAAGGAAGTAACTCAAGGGAGGAAACGATGAAAGAAAAGAGGACAAGCGCAATAGAGATCAAGGCACCGAATTTCGTGACGATGACGGTCCCCATTATCGGTGATTCGCCATACGTTCCACACAAACAGGACGTTGATATTGTCAAGAAGGCCCAGCATATCGGCTCGGTCTCAACAAAAAAACAACGCGATTTAGACACAGAGTACGAGGCGTGTTTCTATCGTGACCGTGACGGCGACTACGCTATCCCCGGAAGTGCATTTCACGCGGCTATCTGCGCGGCAACGCTAGATCTTGACAAGATCTATAAGACAACCATCCGGCGCAACATTCACGTTATCGAGGAGTATGCAAGGTTGGCCTATACTGACATCGGGCGGCGCGAGGATATTGTGCGTCAGAGTGGCAAAACACGCGCTCCAGATCTTAGAGTTCGCCCGGAGTTTACTGAGTGGACGACGACGATAACTGTTCGATTCGATGCGGACGTTATCTCTCAGGAGTCAATGTTGAACCTGATTGCTTTGGCGGGGGCCAAGATTGGTGTAGGAGATCATCGGCTTGAGCAGGGCCATGATAGCGGCGCGTTCCATATAGGAGAAACTAATGTCTAAACAATTCGCAGCGGTTGCTGGATCTCACCTGACAGATGGCCAAGCACAGGTGATCGGTGAAGAGACTGAACTAATCATGAAAGAAAGAGGGCATCTAACACCACAGGCGGTTGTTGACAGCGCATCAAAGAACGAGTCGCGACTACACGGCTTCTTCGAGTGGGATGATGCTGTAGCGGCGGATCAGCACCGATTGACGCAGGCGCGGTATTTGTTGCGGTCGATTGAGGTGTATTACGTGCTTGACGAGGCTGAGGAAGCCAAGCCGATGAAGGCGCTGTACAATGTGATAAGTGCCGAAGATGAGCGCGTATACGTTCCGCTGTCTGAGGTTGTCAGTGATGACAATTATCGCGCTCAGGTGATTGAGAAGGCGCTGAAAGAGATGAAGAGCTGGGCGTGCAAGTATCGGCAGTACAAGGAACTTAGTCCGGTTATAAAGGCCGTAGACGCGCTGTCTGGGGATTTGCCCGAAGGGGGATTTGATTTGTCACAGCTGACGAATGACGAATTGAAGGAAAAACTTGAAGCTTTGGTGACGTAAGTTGTGAGTATGTATGACACGGCAAGGCCCGGCGGGGCGGGGCAGGGCTTGGCCCGGCTTGGCGTGGCTTGGCAAGGCGAGGGAAGTACCATAAAGAGGTGGACATGAACGAGCAAATAGCTAAGCGGTTAGGGTGGTATGGACGCAACAACGTGGGGGAATGGTACACGCTGCCAGATCGCAGGCGGCTAGATGCTCCGCCACCGTTTCACTTAGACACGAACGAGATGCGCAACGTCTGGTACTGTATGGGCGGCGTCTTAGACACTCTACGCGATAACGGCGAGCTAGAAGCATTTACGGCGGCGCTCAGATCACGTGCGATGCTTGCGAAGAAGACGAAGAAGATCATGTCCGTTGTTGAGTTTGGCGAATTCTGTTTAACCGCCGATCCAAGTGAATTATCAGCGGCGTTCGGTGAGATGATAAGGGAGGAAGGAAGTGTTGAGGAAGATTGATCGGTTTATCGGCAGGCACATGAATGCCTGGTCGTGGGTTGTTGTGTGGCTTATTGTCTGTGGTGGCGCGAGCTGGCTAATCACTGAAGGCGCATGGATGGCTGTCGGCATACCGCTACTTGCTGTTGGGTTGTTTGGGGTGGCGGGAAATATCAGGCGGTTGGGATGATCGGTCGGCTTGTGTGGCATTTTCGTAAGTTTAATCGCGACATGAAAGAGGTATGGGGTCTTGTAGGGGAGGAAAACATGTTTGACACGATGCAACGAAGGCTTGAGGATGCGATAGCCATATCGACGGTGGCTACACAAGCTGACATTAGGAGTGCTTATGACCGGCTTGGCAATTGGGACGAGGTCATAAAGGCGGCTGAGAAGACGCTTGAAGGCTATAAGATGGAGTGCGTGGTTGATGACATTCTTGAGGCGAGAAAGCCGGAGAATCTATACGGGGCGTTGAGAAAAGCTGGCATCGATAGCGCAAAGGCAGCAAAAAGCCTGCGCAAAACGATACGGATGATGGAGCTATTCGCACTGATCTGTGAGGACGACTAATGGACGCATTCTGGAGGCTGTTAGGCGTGGCCACAATCATATTCGCGGTGTTCGGCGGGATGGCGCTCTGTATGGACGCGGCCGGGAGGAATAAGGGGGAGAAGTGAAGCTGTTAAGCGTAAAGCCGTGTGAGCCGTCAGAAATGATTGAGTTTGATGGTTTAGAATGGAGACACTATAAGCGCAATGTGAACGGAGTATGGTCTTGCCGTATGAACGGTACGTTGGCAGAGATTGGAGAATGGCCAGAAGCCGAGGCGTTGTATCAAGCGCATAAGTCGGAGGAACGATGAAACGCTTCAGAGGCCTAAGAGGGCAACAGAAGAAGGTGTTTGAAAAGATCGCACGCGGGGACATCGCGCAACACAATCCGCGCACGCTTGAGGCGCTAGCGAATCGACAACTGATCAAGTATCGGACGCACGTTATCCCTGTGCCAGGATTAGGATTGATCACGCTTGATCTGCCGTATGTGCCAGAAGACATTCATCAGTTTTGGTGTCAGTGGTGTGTTGATCATAGGCGAAAATGGGGCGTGCTTGTCGGCAATGCCTGATAGAAATTGGCAAGACGATATTGCGCACAACGCGGGAAGGCACAAGAATAGATGCCGTGCGTGCGGGGAGATGTTTTTGGGCTACAAATGGCGGCACATCTGCCGGAGTTGTGCGAGGAGAGGATTCGATGAAGCTATCTCAGAGGCAAGCGAAAGGGCTACAGACTTGGTGCAGGAACGCAGCAATTAAGCACAAAGACGTGAAAGCGGGGAGAGAGATCGGGCCGGCGAGCACAGTGTCATCGTTGTGCAAGCGCGGATTGATCGTCAAGCGGCCTGGGGTGGATGGCGGATATGCACTGACATCTCTTGGCGTCAAAGAGTTGCGGCTAAGAGGATTTAGGACTCAGCCGCCTGGGATTGACGTGTGAGGGCTTGACTTTCTTGTATAGGCGCGGTATAGTATAAGTATGAAAACAAAGGAGGCAGTAAAGATGAACTTACAAAGACACTTCTACAAGGTAGTCAGTATGGATAGAACAGCAAAAGTGGAATCAACAAGTATGGAGAAGGCTGCAGCTCAATTCATGAAGGTCCCCGTGCGGAAAATCTGTGGATGCGACCGAACGCCGCGATTCGCAACATTTAACGTGTTGGATAATGCCGGAAACGAGACCAGCGATTATCCTATCGCTGTGTTTAAGATATAGTGGTGTTCGATATGACAAAACATCAATCATCGCTGGAATATGTCGAGTTTCTTGAATCAAAGAGAGTTCAATTTAAGGCGTCTGGGCGATCGGTTCAGGATGGAGAGATTAACCAGATGCTATTTCCGTTCCAGAGAGACCTAACGAGATGGGCTATTAAGAAGGGGCGAGCTGCTGTATTTGCAGATACTGGCCTTGGCAAGACATTCATACAGGTTGAATGGGCCAGGCTAATTGGATGCAATTCGCTGATTGTTGCCCCCCTAAGCGTTGCAAGACAAACGGTAAGAGAGGCTAAAAAGCTGGGAGTTGAAGTTCGGTATGTAAGAGAACAGCCATCCGGCCATGGAATTTATATCACCAATTACGAGATGGTAGACAAATTTGATGCATCTAAGTTTGGGGCTGTTATTCTTGATGAATCTAGTATTCTAAAATCTCTTGACGGGAAGACCCGCAAAAAGCTGATAGATATGTTTGGGTGTGTTCCATATCGTCTATGTTGCACAGCAACTCCGGCTCCAAACGACATTGCAGAGATAGCAAACCATGCTGAGTTCCTTGGGATCATGTCGAGGGTTGATATGCTTGCGTGTTTCTTCGTCCACGAATCGAACAAGAAAAACGCTCAGGGATGGAGGATAAAAGGGCATGCTGTCGAATCGTTCTATAAGTGGATGGCCTCATGGGGAATGGGCGTGAGGATTCCTTCTGATCTTGGTTATGATGATGATGGATTTGTGCTTCCAAAGCTGTCTATTGCTCCGTTATATGTTGATGCCGGATATGTTCCATCTGATAGATTATTTCTAGACGAGCTGAAAGGGATACAGGATAGGGCTTTGGTGCGGCGTGAAACGATAACGGCGAAGGTAGAAGCTGCCGCCGCTATGGTAAACAATAGCAATGAACAGTGGATAGTGTGGTGCGGATTGAATGCTGAAAGTGATGCCATGGCAAAGGCAATAGATGGATCTGTGAACGTCCAGGGTAGCGATTCTCTTGATTACAAAAGCGAGATGCTAGAAGACTTTCAGGTTGGCAAGTTCAGAGTGCTGGTTAGTAAGCCGAAGATCGCCGGGTTCGGAATGAACTTTCAGAATTGCCACAATATGCTATTCGTTGGGCTGTCTGATTCGTGGGAGGCATACTATCAGGCGATAAGGCGATGCTACAGGTTCGGGCAAACTAAGCCAGTGGCAGTTCATATCGTTCTGGCAGACATCGAGAAAGATATATTCACGAACGTGATGCGCAAGGAGGCACAAGCAACTGCTATGTCAGAAGAGCTTATCAAGAACGTCCAGCAATACGAGAAAGAAGAGATTGAAGAAGCGTCATCAGTAGAATTTAACTATTCAGAGGATGAGGAAATTGGAGATGGATGGAGAATAAAGCTAGGGGATAGCGTAGATCGTTTAAGGGAAGTAGATACAGATAGCGTAGGACTGTCTGTGTTCTCGCCTCCGTTTCTGTCGTTGTATACGTATAGCCCAACAGAGAGAGATCTAGGAAACAGCAAGACGCCGACTGAATTCTTCAAACACTTTCAGTACATCATCGGTGAGTTGTTGAGAGTAACGGCTCCAGGGCGTAACTGTGCTGTACACGTTGCTCAAGTACCAGCTACAAAGATACATGACGGCTATATTGGGTTGAAGGACTTCCGCGGAGATGTTATCAGGGCGTTCGATGATTGCGGATGGCAGTATTACGGAGAGGTTTGCATCGACAAAGACCCGCAAGCTCAAGCAATCAGAACAAAAGCCAAGTCTCTTATGTTTGTTACGCTGAAGAAGGACTCCTCTTCTCTTAGGCCTGCGTTGGCGGATTACATCCTAGTATTCAAAAAGCCAGGAGATAATGAGAATCCAGTTACGCCCGTTGAGTCTGGAGAGATGGATAACAATACGTGGATAGAGTGGGCTCGTCCGATATGGTACAACATCAGAGAGACGAACACTCTGAATACTAGAGTCGCAAAGTCAGATAAGGACGAGAGGCACATCTGCCCATTACAGCTTGAGACAATTGAGCGATGCGTGAAGCTCTGGAGCAATCCGGGGGACTTGATTCTTGATCCGTTCTCTGGGATTGGATCTACTGGATATGTTGCAATCGAGAACGGCAGAGAGTTTGTTGGCGTCGAACTTAAGCCAGAATACTATGCTGTAGCGATCGGGAACTTGTATGCAGCACAAAACAAAGCTCAGCCGCTAGGTTTATTCTCAGAGGTTGTAGAATGACGATCTACGAAGAGATAGAACAAGAGATCAAGAGCGCACGTGAGAAGTTTCCGGCGTTTCACAGCCAGCATGAGGCGTATGCTGTTATACTGGAAGAGCTAGACGAGTATTGGGAGTGTGTGAAGCATGACAAAGACGGGAGCTCTGAATTGATCCAGGTAGCCGCAATGTGCGTTGCTGCGCTGAGAGAGCTATAATATGACAAATGGACGGCTCGCGTTGAGTGATACGCAGGTATGCGTGGCGGGGTTTTTTCTCCGATACAGTTCGGACTCCTTTGACCCCTTCATTCACCAGCCGCCGGATGACCACGCGCCCCAAGAAGCGGCCTCCGTCCATTTTTCGTGTATACTGGGTGTGGTGATGTAGATGGGAGAGAAGAAGGCGAAGAAGTACAAGCTAGATCCACGAAATGCACGCAAGCATCCTGATCGCAATAAGGACGCTGTAAGCAAGTCGCTGGATGAACTAGGCGCTGGAAGGTCCATCGTGGTAGACGCTGACGGCGTTGTGATTGGGGGGAATGCTGTATATGAGCAGGCTCAGAAGCTGGGGATTCCAGTGCGAGAGATCGAGACGTCGGGTGATGAGCTTGTAGTCGTGCGGCGCGTTGATCTCAAGACGGACGATCCAAGGCGCAAGGCTATGGCGCTGGCGGACAATCAGATAGGGATGCTTGGTGAGTGGGATAACAGAGTTCTGGATGACCTGCTTGGCGAGCTTGAAGACTTCGATCCTGGTACATTCGGGTTTGGCGCATTGGATGGGATGATACCAGGTGAGAACAAGGCTATTGATGAAGAGGCTATGATGGACACGGAGAACGAATGTCCTAAGTGCGGGTTCAGATGGTAGCGCCGACAGTCATTTCCACTTTCGCAGGGTGCGGCGGTTCGAGCCTCGGCTACAAGTTAGCCGGATTCAATGAACTGATGGCTGTTGAGTGGGACGATAATGCGGTCGCTACGTTCCGTCTGAACTTCCCTGATGTGCCTGTCTATCACGGTGATATTTGCAAACTGACAGGAACTGAGTGCATGAATCTTGCTGGCATCGAACCGCGTGAGCTTGATGTGCTTGATGGCTCGCCTCCTTGTCAGGGTTTCTCAACAGCAGGCAAGCGGAAGTTCAGCGATCCACGCAACAGCCTATTCCAAGAGTTCGCCAGACTTGTGAATGAGCTACAGCCGCGAGTCTTCATCATGGAGAACGTGACAGGCATGGTCAAAGGCGCGATGAAGCAAGCCTATCTCGTGATCGTGAAGACGTTGCGCGAGTGCGGGTACAAGGTAAAGGGCGAGATACTGAACGCGATGTACTTCAACGTCCCGCAGAGCCGGGAGCGGGTATTCATTATCGGGGTGCGTGAGGATCTTGGCATCGAGCCGGGTCATCCGAAACCGCAGAACACGCCTCGGGCGTTGCGAGAGATAGCGAATGATGCCGTGGCATCACGCAGCCAGAAGATCAATCCGTGGATTCCTGCGAGCCTCCCGGTCTGCACGATCACGAAGACTCCATTCGACGGGCTGCTTCGCACCGCGGTCGGAACGCGACAGCCGACGATCGACGAATTGCGGGGTTTCGGATCGTTTCCAGCCGACTTTCAGTTCCCCGGAGGAAAAGCGAAGGCATGGGAGCGCATCGGCAACAGCGTTCCTCCGAACCTCATGCGGGCGATTGCCGAGCACGTCAAGATAAACATACTGGACGTGATGAATGATGGCTAAAAAGAAAGCCACTGGCCGACCAAGGATCGAGATAGACTTCAAGCGATTTGAGGAGTTTTGCGTTGTTCAATCTACTCTCGAAGAGATAGCCGGTTGGTTTGATTGTTCGCCCGATACGATTGAGCGAAGAGTTGCGGAACACTACAAAGACGAGAATGGCAATGGTAGGACTTTTGCGGACGTTTCTGGCCACCTAAGGAGCAAAGGCAAAACATCGTTACGGCGAGCGCAGTTTCAGAAGGCGCTAAGGGGTTCAGACAAGATGCTGATCCACCTCGGAAAGAACTACTGTGGTCAGTCTGATAAGCACGAACACACAGGCAAAGACGGCGGACCGATCCAGACAGACGAGCTGTCGGGGCTAAGCAATGAGGAATTAGTCGAGCGGTTGAAGATCTTGAGGGGTGAGTGATGAGTTGGCCAGAAGCGTTTGTTGTTGGTGCTTGCATGATTGCTGCGGCAGATGAAGACGATGAATAGCGACACGAGAGCCATCCTACCGGAAATTCAAAACTCTTGGGTGTGGAGCCCACAGTTCTTTGAAATGATTGCCCAGGCGGAAGATGACATTGCTAAGGGCAAGATTCAATCCTATCAGTCAGTTCAAGACCTGATAGATGACCTTAACGGATAGATTAGGAGGTGGTTGCTGTGCCAATGACAGGCGATCCCGTCGATCCGGTGTTAATGCACCGCCCGGGGGACGCATCCGGCGAAACGCGCGAATTAGCAAACGTCGAATCTATGCGATAAAATGCTATCCGCATAGCGCAGACTAAAGATGGAAGAAACATGGAAAGAGACCTGTGACGACTAAAACGATTACAGAAGAGACTAGGGCCGCATACGAGGCTGAGGTCAAGGACAAACAATCGCTACTTCTTGAGGCTGCGAAACGGCGTATCCGGCTGACAGATGAAGAGAAAGCGAAACTTCTGCGGTTGTATGAGGTTGCTCCCGAGCTAAGAGAAATCCTGGACTATTGCTGGCAACTGTGGGCTCGCGAGGATCAAGTGCCACCTGACGGTGATGCTTGGCACATTTGGCAGCTACGGTCAGGACGCGGCGCTGGCAAGACGAGGGCTGGCTCCGAGCAGGTAATCGACTGGGCTATGGCTGGATATACACCGATAGCCCTCATAGGCCAGACCAAGGCAGACGTCAGAGACACGATGATCGAGCTTGGCGACTCGTCGATAATCAAACGCTCGCCGCCGTGGTTCATGCCTGAATATATATCGTCTAAGAGGCGACTGACGTGGCCCAATGGTGTCGAGGCCGTCATCTACAGCGGAGACGAGCCTGGGCAACTTAGAGGGCCTCAGCACGCCAAAGCATGGGTGGACGAGCTAGCTAAGTTTAAGTACCCAGAAGAGACAATAGATAACTTGGAATTTGGTTTGAGGGTAGGGGACAATCCGCAATGGATCTCTACCACTACGCCACGACCAATCAAGATCATCCGGGAGCTGTTGAAAGACCCGGACTGTATCAACATGGTGGCGAGTACCTTTGCCAACGCAGCAAACCTGCCCGAGAAGTTCCTGAATAGGCTACGGCTGAAATACGTTGGCACCGCGTTAGGCAGGCAGGAGCTTGAGGGAGAGCTGCTTGAAGACACAGCAGGCGCACTGTGGAAGCTTGGAATGATTGAGATGCTTCGCGTAACTGAGGAGCCGCCTCCATTCCGTAGAATTGTATCATGGGACCCTGCGACTACGTCAAAGAAGACAAGTGACGAGCACGGAATTGTCGTTTGTTCAACCGGAGCGCCATACTATCGAGAAGGTGAAACGTCTTTACTTGGTAGCCTTGACGTGTTTCACGGCTATGTCATCGAGGACTTGTCAGACGTATATACACCAAACCAAGCATGTGATGTTGTTGTTGAGGCGTATTACCGGCTTGGGCTTGATCGTGTGGTAGCCGAGAACAACCAGGGGGGCGACTGGATTGAGTCGCTTTTAAGGACGAAAGATCCGAATGTTAAGTACAAGGGGATACCTGCGTCAGAATCGAAAAAGGGTCGTGCTGAACCCGTGTCTGGGTTGTATGAGCAGCATCGCATCCATCACGTCGGGATGTTCCCAGAGCTTGAAGACGAACTGACTACATGGACAGGGCCTCCAGACCCAAGCCCAAACAGGCTAGACGCAGTTGTTCACGGCTTTGCCTTCCTATTTAACCTTGCGAAGAAGGGCAAGAAGAAGGTGCGCGTGATGGGTTCGAGACGGTGAAAAGTGGTATAATGGAGGAACAAGGGAGGAAGGAATGAAAGCGTACAAGGTATTCACTCGCGATCTGAGGTCACCATTGCGAGGCGGAGAGCCGGTTTGGGGCGGAAAGACACCATTTAAGTTGCCATCTGTTAAGGTGGATCGGGGCAATGAATGCGCGTCCGGATGGAATGCTTGCGAAAAGATGTCTAACGCACTGCGTATCGCTGGCTTGTGGCCAAACGGTAAAACGTCTCGTGTGTTCTTGGTTGACTCTGGGAGACGACGCGTTGTTTCGCGCGGTGATAAGTGCCGAGCAGCATCGTGGACTATTGAAAGAGAACTAAGCGAAGATGAAATCCGTAAAGGCGTTCTTGATCTAAGCCGGGGGTTCGGCAAGTTCGCAGATGAGATATGTGACGAACAGATGTTGTGGCGAGAGGCGCTGGCACGACCATTGAGTGAGAAGGAAGCTGTTGTTGCCGGATTAAATAAGGCGCTCTCTTTCCGAAGTCTTGATTGGAAGTTGAGGGTATTCGACACACCGGAGGCCGCTAGGGACGCTAGGGGCGCTTGGGCCGCTTGGGCCGCTTGGGCCGCTTGGGACGCTTGGGACGCTTGGGACGCTTTGGCCGCTTGGGGCGCTAGGGCCGCTAGGGACGCTTGGGCCGCTTGGGACGCTTGGGGCGCTTGGGCCGCTAGGGACGCTTTGGCCGCTTGGGGCGCTAGGGCCGCTAGGGACGCTTGGGACGCTTGGGGCGCTTGGGACGCTTGGGGCGCTAGGGCCGCTAGGGACGCTAGGGGCGCTATAACCGTGTTTTATGCAGCAAAGAACGGATGGATTGATGGCGATCCGCACAAGCTAACGATAGGCATCCGCGACGCATACAAGAATGGGCTGGGGATTGCAGTGCCTATCGGCAATGGAGAGCTTGGGTGGGCAATGGAGGAATCATGAATCGACGTCACCGCAAGAAGGCGTTATCAAAGATGATCGCTGACTGATGACATTCTCTGGCACTATCACAACCCGCAATGTCATGGCGACGTGGGGCGATCGTGGGAAGTATGAAGGAAGGGACGATGATAGCCGCATACGTCCGGCGTGGGAGTGCCGACGAGTGATTGTGTTTGCTGTGCTGAACGGAGGGAAGAGTGACTCGGAAAGACGTGATCCTGATACTGCTGAATGAGCTTGAGGAATTGGTCAGGCTTCTTCCATCAGACCAGACGTGAAAGGCGAAATATTGGATTGATCGCTATCGCAAGGACTATCCTCGCGAAGACGTGTAAAGGAAATAGGGGACAAATGAGACTAGAATAAAGATGACATCCTGTTGATCTAAGAGTGTGCGCGTGCTAGATTAAAGTACGTGCATTTGTAATGGTTCTGTGCGTGAATGCGCGGGGCCGTTTTCTCTTGGGGGATATGATGGGACAGGAAGGCAAGAAGCGCACCATAAAAAACAACGCCAATAGCTTGTTGGCACGATCTGATCTGTTTAGACGAGCGGGCATATTGTTTGATTCTGATCGAGACATTGACACCAATTTGGGATACACATCGAATCCATCGCTTGAGCAATATCAAGACTATTATGATCGACGCGACCTTGCATCTGTAATTGTGGATGCCCCAGCACAGACTACGTGGAGAATGCCACCGAAGATTACGGATGGATCTGAAGGGGCATCGAAGTTTATCAAGGGGTGGCACGAGCTTGAGGAACGACTGAAATTGTATTCCTACTGTGAGCGAGCAGATAGGCTGTCAGGTATTGGGCATTATGGCGTTATGCTCATTGGGACAAAGGAAGGCAACCTATCTGAAGAACTGACAGCCGTCTCAAGCCCTCAAGACGTTATCTACATCTCAGTGTTTAGTGAGCTGTTTGCCAAAGTGAATTCCTACGAAGACGATGTAAACAACCCGCGATTTGGCAAACCAAAGATGTACACGATAGACATGAGTAGCAATATCGTGAAAGGCTTCGCGGCTAAGAAAGAGATCGTTCACCATTCGCGCGTTATTCACATTGCAGAGGGGTTGCTTGAGAATGAGGTATTCGGAGAGCCCAGACTGCAAAAGATCTTTAACCGACTACAGGATCTTGACAAAGTAGTTGGACCGGCTGCTGAGGCATTCTGGAAGATGGTCATCAAGGGCTATGCAATATCGCCGAAAGAAGGCTATGAGTGGGATGATGACGCGGGTGTGATTGAAGAGTGGCAGGACTACATTCACAACCTGCAACGGCTGATCAAGGCTGAGGGTGTTGACTTCGAAGAACTGGGCACAACCCCGGAAGACCCTACGTCCGTATTCTCAATGTTGATTCAGCTTGTTTCGGGCAAGACACATATCCCTCAAAGAATTCTGTTGGGTAGCGAACGGGGCAGTCTCGCATCGTCACAGGATGAAGCTAACTGGCTTGGAAGAATTGGCGAGCGTCAGGTACAGCATGCAGAGCCTCACATCCTGAGGCCGCTGATTGATCGACTTATAAGCATCCGCGCATTAGAACCGCCTAAAGACGGCACATACAAAGCCGAATGGCCTGGATTATTCTGCTTGACGGATGAAGAGCAGGCTAGCGTTTACGAGAAGAGAGCAAATGCTATTGCGAAGATTACAGCGAACCAACCTTTGGACATGTTCGACGAAGCAGAGTTAAGAGAGGCGTTAGGGTTCCCGGCGCAAAGAGAGAACAAGCCACTGAAGACAAACGTACTGGACGAGGACGACGACGAAGTAATGAATATGTTTGCGAGGTTATCGAATGCCGATTCTTCTAGCTGAGAACGCAGTCAAAGGCACGAATCTGACACCTGTAATCAATCAGTACATGGGCGAGATGGATGCGCGTTTTGGATGGCTAGCTAAACAGGTTCGAGAGAAGATCGTTGACGATGAGTTCCTTGGTGGTAGCCTGGTAACTAATGCCTATGACTATCCGCTACAGACAGAGAAGCTTGAAGGGTTCATGAAGTGGCTGGCTGCACAAGAGGACGAAGGAATCCTAGAAATCATTCGATACGAGGGCCGTGCGACAGTAGTTCACACAGGATGGCAAGACATCTACGTCAAGCGCGGCTACTCCAAGGGCATTGTATGGGCAGAAAAGAAGATGGATGAGCTTGGCATTGCGCCGCCTGAGACAGACGTGGCTATCGGAGCTGTGCTTGGTGGTCCTGTACACGCTGATGCTTTAGGAATGATGTATCTGCGAAACTTCACCGAATTGAAGGGAATCACCGCTGCAATGGATCAGAAGATATCGCGCGTATTGGCGGACGGGATGATGCAGGGAAAGAACCCGCGTGCGATTGCAACCGACCTTGCTGGCCGTAATGGGGTGATTAAGAAGCTTGGATTACAGCGGGCTCGGACATTGGCACGAACAGAGACGGCCAGGGCGTTCGACGAGGCCTCGTTGAATAGATATGTTGACTACAAGGTTGAGGAGGTTGATTGGATCTATGGAGGGGGGCCTTGTCCGAGTAACGTCTGCCCGGATGGCGCGGCAGGGTCTCCCTATAAAATTGAAGATGCGCGTGGGCTTATTCCTGCTCACCCGAATTGCACCTGCGCCTGGGGGCCTGTGGTATGAATAAACGTGATAGCAATGCCGAACGTGTTGTCGGTCTTCGGATGGAGATTGAGAAATGTATCAATCGTATACGCGCAGAACGGAACATGGGACGTGACGACCAATTAAAAGTTGAGATAGTTCCACATTCATGGCAAGCATGGCGGGATATTGTGGATGGGATAGCTTTGCCGTTCAGAGCTTCGGCGGGATCTATTAAGGCGACATTGTATTCACCGGATGGTGGTTAGCTTATGGGCAAATTAGTAACGCTACAAGCATTTACTGCTGAAGTAAGAGAAGAAACGCTAGACGGGCGAACGTATCTAGTCGCTCCGGTTGTTGCTGCGGTCAATGGAGTATTGAACAACGAATATCTTTCGGCCGAAGAAATACTTGCTGTAGCGGTTGAGCAATGGAATGACATTCCGCTGCCGATAGCACATCCGGGAACGGCCGAACAACCAGCATCAGCAAGAAGCGTTGATGTTATCGAAGAGCGTGTGTGTGGGCGATTCTACAACGCGAGATATGAGACGGATGGTGATAAGACCAAGCTCAAGGGCGAGCTATGGATTGACATAGAGAAGGCGTTAACCATAGGTGCGAATGGCGAGGCGGTTGTAAATCGCCTGAGGGGCGGGCAACCGCTTGAAGTCTCTACGGCATATTTCCGCGATGTAGAAGAAGCCCCAGGTGTCTATGAGGGGACGTCTTATGGAACGGTTGCGCACAACTTACGGCCTGACCATTTAGCGTTGTTGCCTGCCGAGATTGGCGCATGTTCGTGGCAAGATGGGTGTGGAGCGCCACGAATAAACTCGGAAGAGGCGGGAGAGACTGAGAAAGAAGAACTCCCCGTCGAGAAGGAGAATGATATGAAGCAAAACGATCACGCGACGGGGATTCTAGACAGAATCAAGAGGATTCTAGGGGTGAACACGATGAACAGAGAAGAGATGGTGGCGAAGCTGATCGAGAGCGGCGCTGACGAAGCATTGCTTGAGAACACGACCGATGAACAGGTGGCATGGATGTACGAACACCGAGAGGTAGAAGAGCAACCGGTCGAAGCAGAACCAGTGGCGGAACCAGTGGCGGAGCAGGATCCGGTGGAAGAACCCGTTGAAGAGCCTGTAGCCGAGCCGGTTGCGGTCAACGCCGACACCGAGATTGACGGCGTAAAGCTAGGCGACGTGATGAGATTCTACAAGAGCCAGAAAGTGGCGGCGAATGCTGAGCGTGAAGGGCTTGTATCGTCTTTGGTTGCCAACGAGCGGTGTACTGTGTCGAAAGAGACAATTGCGTTATTGCCGACCGAGGCGCTGAAAGAACTCGTTGCTAATTTCTCGCCTGGTAATTATGCGGGTGTTGGAATGCCGCGCACAAATGCCACGCAAGAGATTCCTGTGCCGCCTAAAGTCGTGACAGCGAAGAGAGGTGAATGATTATGGCTCAACACCATACGATTCAGAAGACGATTGTTGTTCGCTCTAAGCCTGAAGGTCTTCTTCAGAAAGAGTGGATTATGGACGCAACTGGACTGCCTGGGATGCTGGTAGAGTATGCAAGCTCTACGCGCATTCAGGTGTGTTCAGGGACGCTACAGCCAGAGATCAAGATTCTGGTTGAGAGCGGAAGCGTGCCGACAAATGGGACATATGCAAGTGGCGATACGATGCCGTTTGTCATCCCTAATCGCGGCGACGAAGTGATGGTCTACGGCACGTCGTCTGCATTGGCTACGGTTGCCGTTGGGGATGTTGTGTTCTCAGAGGGTAATGGATTTGTGTCTCAAGGGACGGCGATTGCGGGAACGCCTGGCATTGGCGTTGTTCTTGAGGCGGCAACGATTGCGGCAGACCCGGGACTGGCACAGTATAAGATCGAGGTGCTATGATGAACCAAGCACAAGTAAGTAGATTTCAAGACATACCGGGGGCCGGGAATGTAATCCAAAAGCTTCGGGCTAACAACTTCAATGTAGGCAAGGCTCTTCGGTCGAATGCTACGCTTCCACGCGATGCTTGGGAAGCTATCGACCAAACCGTAATTGAAGTTGCGGGTCAACGGCTGAATGGAATTGCAGACCTTCAGAGTCGCGGGCTTGTTCGCAATCTGGATGGCATTGGCTTCATGTATGACACATGGCAGACGATGAGCGACATTCATTCGGCTGAGCAGTCGATGAGCGGATTGACACAGGGCGCACAGAATACCGCCGACTATGGCGAGACAACCGTGCCTCTCCCGATTACGCACGTTGACTTCCAGATCCCATTGCGCAAGCTGATTGCGATGGAGCAGCGAGGAGAGCCCCTTGATACCACAATGGTTGCGCAGGCAACCAGAAAGGTCATTGAGAAACTTGAGGATACGTTGTTCAACGGATCGACAGTTGTGGCAGCCGGTAATTCACTTCTAGGCTACATGAACTACACGCACGCTAACGGCATCGCAACGCTGACAGGTAACTGGACAGGCACTATCGCTAACTGCGAGAAAGACCTTGCGTTACTATTGGCAGAGCTTGAGACTGATCGGCATTGGGGTCCATATATGCTGTACGTCCATGCAAACGAATGGAATGACATCAACAACCAGCGCGATTCTAGCGCGGGTGGCATGTCATACTATGAGATCCTGAAGAACAAGTCGCAGATTATTGACATCAAGCCGACGGATGCACTAGCGGCCAATGACATCTGCTTGGTTGAGATGACGCGCGAAACCGTTGACATCACAGTTGCTCTCGACATTCAGGTTGTTGAGTGGGAGACCTACGGCGGAATGCAGTCCAACTTCAAGGTGATGGCGTGCATGGCTCCTCGTGTGAAGTCTGATTATGACGGGCGTTGCGGAGTCGCATACGACAGCGATATTGGATCGAGCTAGGCCATAATGGCTAGAACGACGACAGCAGAGGTCAAGAAGATCATTGACACCGATTTGACAGACCTTGATGCTTTCATCCTCCCAGCGGGCCAGTTGGCAGACCAGGTGGCGGCGGCAGATTCCTCCCTAGCCGCTGCTATCCTGGAGGAGATTGAGTGTTGGCTTGCTGCGCATTTTACCTCAATGCGAGATCAGCAGGCGGTGAAGAGCACAGTAGGGCCTACATCGTTTACCTATAGCGGGAAGACTGGCATGGGGCTTGAGTTCACAAGATATGGCCAGATGGCGCTATTGCTTGACACAACCGGAACGCTGAGAGGGTTAGGTAGACGCAAGACGGCTGTTTCGAGTTTGGGATACACAGCGCAAGACGGGGAGATGAAGACACCGTGAGCTTGCTTATGTCTGCTGTTGGCTTTACTGCGGTGAACAAGATGTTTCAGAATGCAATGCCTGGGCCTATTGAACCTTGGCATACGTTCACTGACGCAGAATATGCCGCTTATGTAGAGCTTGGGACATCGAGGTCGCGAGCACAGCCATACATGAGACCGGCTATTGAGAAGACAATGGCAGAGTTCACAGAGCTGGCAGCAAAGGCCAAAGACACAAACGATCTCATTCGATTGATCGCGCTTCGGGTTGAATATCACGCGAAGAAGATTGTTAAGGTTGACACCGGAAACCTAATGCGGTCGATTGACGCGGAGAAGCTATGAGCGACGGGAGCAGGCATCTATCGAAGCACGGCCATGACGTTGTGCTTAATACCTACGCACAGGGCGGCAAGGACGCCTACGGAGATGCAACGCTAACAGTGACGCCTGGTACGATTAAGGCTATTCAGGATCTTAGGATAGGTAGGGCGGATGATTATCGAGACGCTTCTGGCGCTATACCTACAGGCGCGGCGATATTCTACGTGGAATACCCAACGACGGGCACGATCAACGTAGGGACCGTGCCTACTCTCTCTACGTTGACAGTGAGTGATGGCGCGGCAACACAGGCGAGCGAGCTTGTGGATAGCGGATCGACGTTCACGGTAATACAGGCGGATAACTTGAATAATGGGATGATGATTGTTGTTGCGGAAAGGAATCGAGCATGAAAGCGGTCATAGTCTCAGGGTACTTCAATCCTATCCATGTAGGACATCTTGACTATCTGGAGGCAGCAAGGGAGTTAGGCCACTATCTGATTGTAATCGTCAATAACGACGCGCAGGTTAGATTGAAGGGCCGCGTTGAGTTCATGCCCGAAGAAGATCGACGCAGGATTGTTGAGGCGTTGTATATGGTAGACGAGGCCGTCCTATCTATCGACATCGGTAGGGATGTTTGTGACACCTTGCGAGAGGTTGTTAGCAATTGTGGTAATCAGTTCATATTTGCCAATGGTGGCGACCAGACATCGGAGACGATACCCGAAACGGCTATCTGCGAAGAGCTTGGAATTGAAATGGTATTCGGAGTCGGTGGCGAGAAGACAGTATCAAGTTCTGAATTGATCGAGGCGGCACGATGATAACTGAGAAACCGTGGGGACACGAAGAGCTGTGGGCGATTACTGACGTCTATGCAGGCAAGCTGTTATTTATCAATGCCGGGGAGTCGTTGTCATTGCAATACCACGAAAGAAAAGTAGAGACGCTTAGGGTAATGAGCGGACGGTTATTGATGTCTCTTGATGGAAATGAGGCCGAATTAGAAGCGGGCGCGGTTGCACACATTGAACCACCAATGCCGCATAGAATGGCCGCTATTGAGGATTGTGTTGTTTTAGAGGTGTCAACCCCAGAGCTTGACGACGTTGTGAGGTTAGAAGACAGATACGGGAGAATTGAACATGAATGATCCTAAGACTTCTATCATGGGCGTGATTGTAGATAATTGGATTCCTGTGAACACAAGTTCAATTACGCCGACCTTTTCGACTGGCTGGTATGATTCAAAGTCGAAAGCACCTCAGGTGACATTCACCGACCCTGTTGAGTATCCAAAGTCAGGCGGCGATACTCCATTCCTTGGCATCACAACGAACGGCGCACCTGCTCAGTTATTCCTTGGCAATCTTGCGTGCAATATCTGGGTGACTCGCGCCGGAATAGCTATCAACCCGAAGAAGGCCATATTCGAGTTCAAGCAAGAAATCAAGAGGATTTTACAAGCGAAGTATGCAGAGGTAAGCGATCTGAACTTCATCGGATGGCGTGGGGGCAATGAGGTTGTTGAAGATAAACAAGTGCCGCCTGTATTTAGATTTATAGGCGAGATTGGATACGCATACTTAGATTCATAGGGGGCTACAATGCCGGATTATGCAAACAGAACACTGATGAACGAAGCAACGTTAGCGGCGGCGAGCACCGTGCCTGCAACAATAGCCGGGACGGAATGCGCAGTGATGGATCTTACCGATGTGGACGACTTTGCGCTTACCGTGGAATGTGAATTTGCCACAGCGTCAACGGGCAATGCGGTCTTTCGTGTGTATACCTCTCCAACGGGAGCGCCGACTGATGCGAGCGTGTGGGATACCGAAGAGTATTGTGATGGTACGTTGACGTGTGATGCCGGTTCAAGGGCGCAAAAGACGATTGTGATCGAAGGCGATCCTAAGTTTGCGAAGGTCCAGGTTGAGAATGAAGACACGACTCACGCGATCTACGATGTGGTTGTTAAGAAGGTGACCACAAGATGAAGTATCCTGAGACTAATAGCGTTGTTGACCTAGGGCGTGTCGATACCGCCGCGCATACAGGTGCGGTTGACGACACGACGAAAGCTATGGGCTACCACAAGCAGAACGTCACCAATACTGAATCCATTCTGACTATACTTGGCGGCTCAGCTATCCAGATGCGGACGGCGCAATCAATCAGCGCAGCGGTTGAAGAAAACGCACTACAGCAGTTCTCGATCTCAATCATGGACGTTGATACCGGCGCAGTTGCCTCTGCGAGCATTGATATCACTGGAATTTCAGCAGTTATTGAGAAGTCAACAGGTGGCGGGGCTTTCTCCGCTGCGGGCCTAACAGCAATAACGTTCGGCAAGGAAGACGGGCGTGTGTTTGTGGATTATCAGTTTAAGGCCGCTGAGTGGACTGTAGGCGACGTATACAAGATTGTGGTATCTGGGATTACTGCAACAATTGGCGGCGATACGGCATACGTTCCCGCTATGGTGTGGTCAAACTTCATCGTGGAAGACGCCGACCTTAAAGCTGCGGTTGATGCGATCAATACAGACCTGGGAGATTGGTCAGCAAGGTCTAACCTTGTGTCGTTGTTGACATCGCTCGGGATTCCCGACACGAGCGGTAAGCCGCTGTATACCTGCTTGGTCACGGACAGGCTAGACAGTGCGACATACGGCCTATCTGCCCTGAATGACGATGCGGACGCAATCCTTGAAGACATTGGAGACTTCTCAGCGCGGACAAACAACCTGAAGTCGTTACTCGCCGTGTTGGGTGTTCCCGATGTGGATGATGACACGCTGTACAAGCTACTGATAACAGACCGGCTAGACAGTGCAACCTATGGACTAGAGGCGATCAAGAACGCGGTAACAACTGGCTCGGGCGCGCCACAGATAGCGGCAACGACAATCGACTTAAACCAAGCGACGGGATCTTATGACCTATTCACCGGCGCTACTCAAGATGTCGTGCTTGAATCGCTGATAATCAAGATGCCGACCGAGGCCGCCGGTGGCGCACTGACAAGCATTGCAATTCAAACGGATGACGTAACGCCTAGTGTATTGATCGACGCGACTGACGGCGCGGTTGGCAATTTGACATCTGAGGGTGAGCTCTTCTGGACTGGAAGGGCACATATTACAGTTGGGACGAAGATCCAGCTAACAATAGCAGGCGGCGCACATGGTTCAACCTATACGTGCAAGGTCACGGCGCAGTATGTAGCGATTACTAGCGGGGGTGTGTTGTCATGATCGGCAAGCACGGAATAGAACAGACTAGAAAAGAACTTGCAACACACGATGCGGCGATTAAGGCTGATGTTGGTGATTTCTCAGGGCAATCAAATCTAACGACGTTGCTTGCCGCGCTTGGAATCCCCGATACGTCTGGCAAGCCGTTGTATACGTGCTTGATTACTGATCGGCTTGATGACGCTACTAACGGCTTGGCTAACTTGAAGAGCCTTATCGACACAGCCGACACAGCTATTGACAACGTGCAGGCCGACCTTGGCAACTTCTCAGGGCGCACCTATGATGGAACGCTGATGGATGTTATTGGCCTGCCCGACGTTGAGAACAAGGATCTCTACACGTGCCTCGTGACGGACCGTCTCGACAACGTGACCTACGGCCTGAGTGCATTGCAGACGGACATCGCGGCTATTCCTACTACGATGGTTGGGACAGATTTAGCCTTTCTCGCTTCTGTTGGAGGTGCGCTAGACGATGCGGCGGCGGCTGGCGCTGTGACTGATGCAGATACCGCAATGGCGTATATCAAGCAGCTAGTAACTGCGGCAATTGCTATTGAAGCCGATACGAGTACGGACGGGGTTGTTCTCGGGACTAAAGCTGCTGCGTATAAGAAGCTTGTGGGCGAAACGCAGATAACAGAGACAACCGAAGATCTGAATCAGGCGGCTGCATCTTATGATCTGTTCACAGGAACGACTCAGGCGGTGTTTCTAAAGGGTCTAAGCATTAAGATGCCTGCGGACTTGTGTGACGATACAACCCTAACAAGCATATCAATTCAGACAGATGATGCGACACCGGGAGTCATTCTATCTAGTGTTGATGGGGCCGTTGGAAACCTAACATCAGAAGCAGAACTATCATGGACGGGGTTAATGCGAATCAATGTGGGAACGAAAATCCAGCTGACAATCGCCGGTGGCGCTGAGGGCGCTGAGTACATCACGACAGTAACCGCGAGATACGAAGCCATTACAGATGGTGGATACCTGGCGACATAGGTGGCATTATGATGTCATTAAACGGTAGAAATATCGTGCTAAAAAGATTGTGCAACATTGCAAAGCACGTAACTGAGATTTTCCCAGACGATTCAAATTTGGAATGTGCATTTTAGGTATTTCCTGTACTCGGATGGTTGCGCATAAAGAGGTGAATCATGGCTAGAAAGTGTCCAGGCAGCAAGATAAGAAGTGGTGGAAAAGGTCGCGGATTGGGTCGCGGTGGTGGAAAAGGACCGATCGGTCGGCCGGTAAATAAGTGACGAATGGGGAGCGTTCTGGTCTAGGTTGGGCGCTCCCCTGATGGTAGAATAAGGCTAGTCGTTGTCATCGTGTCAGCGGCTAGGAATAGGAGATCGTCTCCATGACATGGCATAGGCGCAAGATATACGTGTATAGCATTCCGGCAAATGATGGGAAGTCGTTCGTCAACGTGTCGGATTCTTGTATTTCTGGGTTTGAGTATATCATGGAGTTTGATATAGGGGGGAACGAATGAAGATAGTATGGTGTAGCAACTACGGAGGACAACCTACAGGCTATGGCGTCATCTGCAAGAACGTCGTGCCGCACATTCAACACAACTCGAAGCATGAGATGATCGAGTTTGCAATTTCTGGCATCAATCGCGTATTGCCGTTTATCAAGAACGGTGTCAAGGTCTATGGCTCGTCCAACTTTGGCGGGAAGATGGGTATCCGAGATTGGCCGACAGTCCAGAATTTAGAGCATGCTGATGTGTGGATGCTGAATTTCGATGCATGGGCGGCTGACACGTCTATCCCAAAGCTGGGGATCAAATATGCTGTCTATCCGCCGATTGATCATGACCCATTGCCGCCCGTTTGGAAGGATTGTCTAGATGGAGCTGTTGATATTGTCCCATACTGTCAGTTCGGAGAGCGCGTTATTCGTAACAGCATGGGAATCTCTGCGCCGATTAGTCCATACATTCCCCATGGCGTAGATACAGACGCCTACTATCCGATGGATGTAAACAGATCTGAGGTCTTTGGGCGAGAGGTGCCTGATAGTGCTTTCGTGATTGGCATCTTCAAGAACAACCAAGGAACGCGAGCAAAGTACAATCTTCAGTTAGAGGCTATCCGTAGGTTCATCGACACGGTTAAAGACGACAACGTCAGGGTATACATCCACGCAAGTACTGTTGGGGGTAACGCACCAGACCTGCAAGAACTTGTGCGGCGTTACAACCTGTCTGGCCACGTATACATCATAGCGCCTGACAGATACCGCTACGGCATCTCGGACTATGAAATGGCTCAGACATACAATGCGTGTGATGTTGTTCTCAACTGCGTAGCGGGCGAGGGATGGGGGCTTCCTATCTCAGAGGCGTTCGCTTGTGGCGTGCCTGTTATTGGGACCGCGTTCTCGTCGATGCCTGAGATAATCTCAGGCGTTGAGGGAGAGATTCCGAAGAAGATTCTAACGCATGGCGAGTGCTACGAAGTTGATAGGGGATGGATTGTTCCTTCGTCTCAACGTGAGTTCACATTGGGCAAGAGATCTGAGCGTAGAACGTTCAAGCCAGAAGACGCAGCCACTGCGCTTGTGAAAGCCTATGAGAACCCGGCAAAGCGCAAAGAGATGGGAAAGAGAGCGAATAACTTTATCCAGAAATGGAGCTGGAAGAAAGTCGGCGACATGTGGATAGATTACTATGATGAATTAGAAAAGAAGATCCTGCCAAAGAAGTATAGCTGGGAACCTATAGAGAATCAGGGAGTGGGGGAGGACATATGACCAGCGAACAGATTGCTATGGCACAAAAAATGCGTGATGGCGGAATGGTGTATCAAGAAATAGGAGATGAAATGGGGATGTCTCTCGAAGCAATTCGCTATAATCTTGATCCAAAGGCTAAACAGAAGCAGGTAGAGTACAAACAAGCCAACAAAGAAAAGATTGCAAAGCGAAACGCTAGTTGGTATCAGGACAATAAAGAAGAACGGGCACAGTATCATGCTGAGTGGTATCGTGCAAACGCTGAAAAGGTAAACAAGAGAGTGCGTGAATACTATCAAGAACATAGACAAGATAGACGACAATACGCAGTTGAGTACGGACGCGAACATAAAGACGAAAGAGCGAAATATAGCTCAGGATACTATCAATCAAATCGTGATGAGATAGCGAAACATCAGCATGAACATCTTGCTGAGCGTTCTGCATACCAGGCAAAACGACGTGCATTAAAGAATGGCGCGCTTATTGGTGCAACAGTCGCACAGCTTGCTGAGATCAAAGAGATCTATCGCAAAGCGAAAGAGGAACCAAAGATTCGATGCTATCTATGTGGCGAGCTTATTCCAGTCGGACATCGCCATGTAGATCATATTGTGCCTCTATCAAAGGGCGGGGCACATCGTCCATCTAACTTGGCAGTAGCTTGTGATGTATGCAATTTGCGTAAACACGCGAAGATGCCAAATGAAGTAGGGCTGTTAATATGAAGAAGAGAACAGCTGTAGTAGTCTTTAGCTTCAATAGGCCAGACTATCTCGTGCAAACGCTGGATTCTTTAGCGAAGAATACCAAAGCTGACGAATGTGACTTCTATTTCTACCAGGACGGATGGAAGAATACGGAGCCATACCCATATTGCACAGACGAACAAGAAGCTATCGTGGGCGAGCAGGTTCAGCGATGCGTTGAAATCATATCTGGTTTCCCGTTCAAGCATAAAGAGATTGTCACGCGTGAAGACAACGTTTGTATCGGGCAGCAGTGCCAAATAGCGAAGAAGCGACTGTTTGAAAAGTATGATAAGGTGATCTTCTTCGATGACGATCATATCGTGAGCAAGGATTACATTGATATCCTGCTAAAACTACATGAACAGTATCCGGATGCCATAGTGGGCGCACAGGCAACTGAGCGAAGGAACATACCGGCTAATGCAAGGCTAGACCATGTCGGCGTTGTTACTGAGTGTATGGGCGATGCAATCGCGTTCCCTGGCCGATGGCGATGGCTAGGCTATCTGATGCCAAAGGAAGTTCACGAGGCGACGGTTGACGACATGGATGAATATCTTGAATTCATTGGCCCAAGCTATCGCAACATTCCGAATAACGCAGTGAAGGCGAAGTATGGTGTGGTTGTCACTGGGTTTGACGGAGTGCTGGATAAGCTGTGCAATGACAAAGAGATTCGACGGGTGGCCACTGTTATTCCTAGAGCGCGATACATTGGCAAGCAAGGCACGTTTGGCACATTTGAAGCGTTTAGGCTGATGGGGTTCCCAGAATACAACCGATACGAGTTTGACGAAACCGGAGTAGATACCTTTAGAGACTATGCCGAAGCCGCTGAAACGTCCGTTGAAGCACACGGGCATAAGATTACTCCTGACAGCGCAGGCCGGATTCAAGGGGCCGATGAGTGGGTCACAGACGCGATCAAGGCTAGCGTCAAGGAAGGTGACACCGTTATAGATGTCGGGGCATATATTGGGTACTACACGATCCTGATGTCTGACCTTGTCGGGCCAACTGGAAGGGTATATGCCTTTGAGCCAGATCCCGATAATTTCTCGGTTTTGGAGGAGAATGTTGGAGATCGAGAGAACGTCAATCTTGTCAATTCTGCGGTATCGGACTACGAAGGGTTGGGCACTCTATACAGAAGCAAGGTGAATAAAGGCGACCATCGTTTGTATCCCTCTTATGAAGGACAGTCATACCGCGATGTTGACGTTACAACGCTTGATTATTACATGTTGGGCCGATTATATCCATCGTTTATCAAGATCGACGCTCAGGGAGCTGAGGGCGCGGTCTTGAAAGGAGCTAGAAAGCTCATCGAGTTGATGCCAAGGTTGAAGATTGTCGTTGAATACGGCCCAAAGATGATGGTTGAATACGACGATACGACATCTGAGAAGTTCATACGTCTATTGGATGGCTTCAACTTGATTGCAGTTAGAAAAACCCCAGAGATCAAAGAGCTATCTCAGTTGTTGACAGCATACTCAGAAAACGAAGACAGGTTTACCGACCTGTTCTTAGAGAAAATCGAAACATCCAAGATATACGATACGGATGGTGACGAATGATTCAGAAAGATGGATATCACGGCGAATACGTGAAAGATCTTGCGTTAGACGTGATGGCAAATAACGAGCAAATAGGCGCGGCATTTAATGCGATGAGGAAAGAAACTGGATTGCCGCCGCTTGACTATGTTGCTATGCGTGACTCTGAGAAAGCAGAACGAGAAGCAAAAGGCGGGCGACCGTGGAGGCATTAAAGACGAAGGCTTTATACCCTGGGCTCGCCAGGAAGTCGGCTCCTACTGCCGGCGGTGACCCATGCTAGCGGAATTCGCACATAGCGTGCATTCTCAGAATGGAGAGGACGGGATCATTGATCATATCTTCTCTGTGATAGGCAAAGACTCACGCCTGTTCGTTGAGTTCGGATTTGGCGTTCCTGAATGCAATTGCTTGCGTCTCGTTGAAGAAGGATGGCATGGGCTATTCATCGACAGCGATTCAGATAAGTGCCTTGCCATGCGCAATATGATTGCAGAGATGAATCGGGGCGGCGGATTTACCGTCAATAAGCTCCTGACGGTTGACAACACAGAAGGCGCATTGATAGGAATGCCGGATGAGATCGACCTGTTATCAATTGACGTTGACGGGAACGACTACTGGCTATGGAAGGCGATTGAAAGAATACGGCCCCGCGTCGTTGTGATTGAATTCAATCGCGCATTGGGGCCAGAGGTTAGCGCAACGATCCCATACGATGCTGGTTTTACGTGGGCGCATGATAACTATTACGGCGCGTCATTGCGTGCGCTTGAGAAACTTGGCAAAGAGAAGGGATACAAGCTAATCGGATGTGAGCCAAAAGGTGTCAATGCGTTCTTCTTACGTGACGACATCTATGATTTCGAGGCAGTTGATCTTGTCGACGTGCTTGACTGGGCATCGATTCCAAACAGTTGGGATAAAGAGAGAGAGTGGGTGGAGGTATGACCAAGGGCGAGATCATCACAAGCGTTATCAATCGCTTTGACCGGCCTATTTGCGTGCTAGAAATAGGAAGAATCAGGGCGACGGACGCCGCACACGAGCGCGGTGATGGGTGGTCAACGCTGAGATTTGCTTGCCATAGTTTGGTCGACGTGCTGTATTCGGTGGATAACGACCCAGAAACGCTCAAAGCTTGCGCTACGTTCCACGAGCTTCAGGGATCGAATGTCGTCTATGCTTCAAGTGTTAAGGAGCTTGGCGACATTGAGCCGATTGACTTGCTATACCTAGATGCCGAAGAAGATGCAGAGGCAACGGTTGTGCATTTTCTTTCGATGCAGCACGGACTAGCGGACGACGCCATTGTATTGATGGATGACGTATACGACGGAGAGAAGGGAGATCTCATCATTCCGATGTTAGTAGATGATGGGTGGAGTATTGAGGAAATAGGACCGATGGCAGTAGCTTGTAGACGAGGTGGTGATAGAGATGCGGATTCAGTGTGAGAACCCGGCAACGAAGGCGATCACATTGGCGCGGTTTGGGCGAGAGCGAATCGAGTTTAGCAAGAATGGATTTGCTGTTGTGCCAGACAATGTAGGGCGGTTCCTAGTGCGCCGATATGGGTCAATTTCCGAAGTAGTGCCGAAGAAAAAGCCAGCAGCAAAAAAGGCAAAACCGAGCGATAAGCAGGTAGGTGATAGTGATGGTTCTTGAGGCGGCGATACGCGAGCAGCGGTTAGACTCAATGAGAGAATCTAGTGGAACGCTACCGGCGACAGGTGTATTTGTTCCATTTGGTGATGTTGTAAAGCGATTTAGCTGGACGCCAGATGCTTCTATGGAAGCACGGCGCGGTATCGGCAGTGTAGATGCGTTAAGTCACGATACAGGACTAGAAACGCATTCGATTGAAGTTGGCTACCTGCTTGAGAATGCTATGGCAGTAGCGGCGACACTCGACACGGGATCGTCTGACGATGGCGACGTAATCAAATTCACGGCTGCAAAGGCCGGACACGATGGAAATGACATCACAGTAACGTTTGTTGCTGGAACAGCCGACGCAGGCGGGATCACGGTTGTCAATAAGGCTATTACGTGCGAAGTTGGGACGGCTGTAGCGGACGACCTATGCACGCTATTGAATGCCGACACAGACGTAGCAGCCTTGGTGTCTTGCGCAACGACGGCGGCCACGGACGCGTCTAGTGTTGTTCAAGCATACGCAGTTGGAACGCTGACGACAGGAGCATCAACTCCACTTTCCGAAGCATTCAGCCGGGACGATGACGGACAGCTTGAGTCTCGGACAATTGTATTGAGAGAGAAACACTATGAAGGCGGGGAATCTAGCAATGGGCTGAGGACGTATGTTGTGGCTGAGGGTTGTAAGCCTGCATCGGCTAGAATTCCTGGCGACCCAGGATCTCCCGGCCCGATTGAAGTTGGCATCACGTACACCGCCGAAAAGGTGCGGCATTACGAGATTTCTCAACCATCTACGGCGTGCGTGCTGTACGTCTTGTCTTCTGAGGCAGCGGATTACGCGGCGACGATTACAGTTGAAGATGATGACGGCAATCAGGAAGAGATTGTTGTAAGTGGAACGGGATCGACGGTATTCCCGAACATCGACGCGGTTGAACTAGCCTCTGAACTAACTGGAACATTGACGGTGCTTGAGGGTGGAACTGCTGGGGCAACGCTTGCGGTTGTCTATGGGTCGAACGACTACGCAAACGCTGAAGGCGATCTTGGCGTGCCTGTTATCCCATCGAGTGGATCACGCACAGCTACCTTGGGCGGGACGATGGAGAAGTTCTTGGGCGATACGATTACGCATGATGGCGGAACGCTTGCGTATGACATCAACTCGGTCGAGCTAACGGTTGACAACAACATTGAGACCCTGCCTCGCAACGACTCGCGCAAGCAGCGGGTCATTGAGGGCAATCGCGTATTGCAGTTGACGGCAACGGTGCTTGGGGAGCAAGAATACCAGCGCCAGATTACGCGACACCTGCAAGTAGACGAATCTGACATTGTATGGACGCTGACGAATACCACTTTGACGCTTGA